TTTTTTACTCTTCTCATTTTACCTTGAAATGTAACAAGGGCATCGGCTAGTTCTGGATCCATGCGATCTTTGAAATCAAACATTTCAATTTGGTTCGGATCACCAATAACTAACTCTGTGCTATATTCATTTTCCATTTGGATAAATTCCTCCCTTGGCTAAAATTTTATTTCTTTCTTTGACTTCAGTACCAGCAATTGGATATTGCTCTGCATGTAAAACTTCTTTAAACTTTCGTTCTGCTTTGCACATTGATTCGGCATCATCTTTTGTGAAATGATTGTAAATATCCCAATGCATTTCTCCATCGGCATCAACCCATACAAAACTGTAATCGTAACTTTCTTTTCTTTTTCTAATTGGCATTAAACCCCCACATAATTCTTGCTTCTTCTAAAAAATCTGGATTGATATTCTTCCAGGACCAATCACTAAAATCTGGAACAACAGATCTTATGACAGACAATATTAAATCTTCCTTGCTGTAATCGTTTGCCATCGCATAATCATAAGAAGCTTTTAGATTATGTTCGTGAGCTTTCAACATGGCCAAAATATTTTCCCAAGCATTTACAAGGCTAGGTTCAGATAATAAAAACTCTTCCTCATGCTCATCGAAGATCCTGTACTCATCTTCATTGGCTACTACTAATGATGGCCGTCTTTTGTTGTGTGCGTAATATGCTGAGACCTGATTGAGCCAACTAGGAGTTAGTATGCTGGGGAGCTTACCTTTGCCAATGGTCCTAGTTCCATCTTTCTTTATGTAAGAAGAAACAGAAGGGCATTTGATTTTTAGCTCAATCTGGTCTGAAAAATCAGGCTTAAAATTATATGGAAGTGCTATCCCAGGAACATCCTCCATAAAGATATTGGTTTCTCCTCTTAATCTATTTATGCCTAATCTTTTCATTGCTTCCAGGATGCCATTAACTGCTTGTTCAACAGTATCGTCTAAGGCATCCAGGCAAGCTTTATGCTTTAAGTCATCATTTGGTGCATGCTCAAATGGTGTATAATTAATTAATTCTTGTCTTGCGTCTTTTTCAACTTCAATGTTTGTTTGTTTGTATGTTTTTTCTAATTCATCTGGATCTAATAACCTGGCATCAACAATTTTTTGAACAGTTCTGCCCATTATCATTGGAGCAGAATCGTACTTGTACATCTTTATAATTCTACCAGCTTGTTCCTTATTAATTTCGCCATCTTCAATCTCACCTTTAATAATTTTCCAGGCATAATCTACTCTTGGCCTAACATAGCATTTATCAAAAACAGCTCTACTGAAGTGTCTTGTCCCAGGGTTACTGTGGTGCAGATAATTAATTGTTCTTGCCCAATCTGGTGCTAAATTTTTAACCACTTAATCCTCCCTGTAAACTAGATCAATAAAAATATCTTACAGAGATTACTAAGAGAATCAACTAGGTGAATCCTAAAGTTATACACAGTTTATAAACAGACCATCTAAATGTAACCATAAGCAATCAGCATATAGTATTTAGGATCATGTTGGTTCATTAATATGCAAATATTTATCCACAACTTTTTTTCTCCAGGGCAAAAAAAAGGGACCAATTAAGGTCCCTTGATTTGAAAAATTTACATTCTGTCATGCATTAAGAATTTTAAATGCATCATAAATACTTCTTGAATCCATTACATGGTCTGCAACCGATTGAGCTTTTATTTCTTTTAGGTACATCGTAAAAACTCTTTTGAATGTACCAGACTCATTACATGCGTCTTCTAGGTAATCGCCATTTAAAATATCGTTTGTTCGCTGACAAACAAAAGTATTTAAATCCTCCCAGGTATCAATATTTTCAGCCATATTTTTAATTATATCTCTACCTTCAACATGGCCAGGATTTCTATCAAGATAATATCTTGTAGTGTAAAAAGGGTACACGGCTACAAGTATCTCAGCATAATCTACAGAAAGCAATTCTGATGGTATGGTCATTAGTATTCCTCCTCTACAGATATTGTTGACTGCTTCAGAAATACTCCTGATGCGGATGCATTTGTGATTACTGATAAAACAGGAGTGGCCCAATCTAACTCAATACCATTTAAGTTTAATCCTTCTGGTAGATAAGATTTTTTCATTCCCCAATATGGATCTACTAATTCATATGTTATCGGAGCTTGCTGATTTCTTCTTGGCTTTTCATAAAGCATGCCAGCTAAAATATTGTCAGATCCCATTAATTTACAAATACATAGGTTTTGCAAAGATCCCTTGTGAACAATGTTTTGAACAATTGGTGAGTTTAAAAATATCCAATAATGATAATCGTCATAGTAAAATTCATCATAATTTTCAAAAGGTTTTGTCTCTTCACCATCTGCGTATATTAAGGCATTAAGTCCCCAATCTTCTGCATTTTTAAAAATATAGTGATTGTACATTGTTGAAGTTAAACTCATTGGCGGAACAGTATGGTCAAACACTTTAACTTGTCCCTGGCTATGATTAAACTCACCTATGACAGGCATCTTTCCTGGAACCAATGTATCATAATACAACTTATCTTTTGGTGTCTGCTTCCCTGTTAATAAACTAAAAGCATCAACCATAATTGCATGATTAATAATAAAATACTTAGAATACATTTGAGCCATGTCCCAGCCAATTGGTCCTTTACCATTTCTGTGTTTTGAAATGGTGGCCGTATCAACCTCCAAAACTTCGGCTATATGTTTTTGCTCAATCTGGTACTTTAAAATAATGTTGTTGAGTGTGTTTGTATATTTACCCTCAACAGGCTTTGCTAACTTCTTCAGATTTAAGTCTCCCTCAATAGATAACTGTTTATCATATGTTGACAGCTCCTTCTCAAGTAGATCATCTGCAAAGTTTCTTCTTAAGTTACTTGGGTTCATTTTCCTAATCCTCTCATCCTCCATTAATAAATAAATTTTTAGGCTTGTCTTCCTGAGATCTTAGTTTAAGATGAATTTAAATGTCAATCAGATTAGTTCTGAAAATATCCCAAAACTGTTGATAACTTATGCAAGGAGATTGCAATGGATTTACAAACTTGGGTTAAGAATCAGGAAAAAAAGTCTGGTAAAAAATTAACCCTCAAACAATTAGCAAGCAGATTTGGTGTGGCCAATGGATCTATCGTTAGGCGATGGATGCTACCAGCCAACCATAAAGATTTTAATTTTCCAGAACCAGAAAACATTGTTGCTGTCCAGGAGTCGACTATGGGCGAAGTAACACCACATGATTTTTATTCCTGGTACGAAGCTACAAGAGAGGACATGACAGATGAACCAACAATTAATGGATAATATTGAAGAAGATATTTTTACTAACCCACTTGATGTAAAGGCCCATGAGAGGTTCTTTATTGTTGCCGAGCAACTCAAGTATTGGGAGATGGAAGGATTTACTCCACAGGAAGCTATGGAAGCCCTGGACCTAAAACCCACACGATATACAGGCAAGGGATTTTACCGTGCAAACTTTTATGATGTCGGCCTGGCAATGATCAAACATTATAAATGGCTGATGAAATGACAGGATGTGAGATCTGTAAAATAACGGAAACCAATCCATGTCCAAACTGTAACGAAGAGACAATTCTTTCATGGAAGATAGCCGTATCATTTGGAGAACAAAATGGAGATTAGTTACACTCTTACATACTTTGATGTTTTTGGTATCGCAACATTGATTGCATTGTATATCAATTATCTCATGTCAAAGAAATGATATGCCCAGGAAGAAAATAATATGTGTTGGGAAGTGTTTTATTTGCCAGACGAAACACTACGCACATTTAGGTGGATGGGTATTCAATGGATCTGGCAAGCTTCTCTGCTACGAGATAGACCATGAAGGACAACTCCGAAGAGACTGCTTCAAAAAGGCCCAAACTATCGGAAGATCAGAAATGGATGTTACTTTTCAAGGACCTGGATCTCGGTCTGGAGAAGATGACACCACGGTATTATTGGGATTGCTTAAAGAGGATTTACAATGACTTCAAAATGTGATACTGAACAAGCTAATTATAAGCAAGACACATCTACGACAGAGGGCTTGCTTAAAGCCTTAAACCAAAAACATTCTTATAAAAAAGCAGATAACAGCAAGCTAATTATTAGCATGCTAAAAGATGCTACGAAACATTGTAGCCCTGATTATATAAAAGCTAAAGATAGAGGACTAAAAGAGGGCTATGTCCAATCACAAGCCAATAAGAAACTTTCCATAGCAAGCAAGAACATGTCCAGAGATGGCTGGGCCAAATTGGCATACCAAGTATCGAACATGACGATTAAGGAGCTTAAGGCTTGGATAAAAACCTAAAAGCTCGCATCAAGGATATAACAGATCACGGCATTAAAAAGCTCGATGATCTTTTTGACGAAGCATGCCGAACAGAGAAGGGACTTCCATCAGTACGACACAAACACAAGCTCACCTATTGGCCTGACTATAAAACAGATTGGCAAGCCTACGGCTATGGCAAGAGCAAGACACGATTACCGAAGCCATCACCACAAGAGCTGGATAGATATGACATAGCCTGGCAGATCTTATTGCTCTACTGCGAACCAGAAGAGAGAAGGCTAATATGGTCTGTTAATATGACAGGAGCTTACCGTGATAGAGGACCTAATTGGGCCAAAGTAGCAAAGCAAATGCACTTAGATCCACGAACCGTGAAGAGACGCTACCTGGATGCTTTATACAAGCTATGGTATGTCAAGCTACCAACAGCACAAAATGTGTTGCCAATGACACGAAAAAAGGCTACTAATTGATAACCTAGGGCTTTTGTGTCCTCTCCTTCCAGGTTAACTAAAAGACACAACCTTTCTAAAAATATAACCCTCCTCCCTCAAGGCTTGATACAGCCGTAATGCTGTATGCTCTAGGCAAGCCTAACACGGAGATAAAGGACAAGATATGCTAGAGACAATTCAAGACAAGATATTAAATCTATTTCATAACTTAACACCAAGAGGACTACAGATCCTTTTAGGTAGCACATTAGCTGTAGCAATAATATTGCTGATCATCTAATGGCACGAGTTAACAAGAAGACATTCCAAAAGATATTGGACCGTATAGTAGACGGTGAGAGCCTGACACAGATCTGCAAGGATGACGATCTACCATCTGATAGAACAGTCTTAAGACATGTACAAGATAGCGAAGAAGACTTTGAAGCATACATGAAGGCACGAGCCTTACAAGCTGAGAAGATCCATGACACTATGATGGACATGTGGAACGAAAGCTATCCAATAGATGTTAAAGAGAAACACACAGAGATATTGAGAAGAGATAAGACAAGCTATTGGCTAGACAAGAGACGAACACAATTACAACCAAGAGGATCTTTGCGTAACAAAGTAGAAGACAAGAAAGAGTCTGGTGAGATAACGATTAGATGGGGAGATGACAATGGGTAAGATGTCTTATGCTAACATGCTTCCTCCAGGACAAAAGCCTACAACTGATCAAAGCAATACTAGACGAACAGGGCCAAAGGATCTTGGAGGAAGACCAACTAAGTATGCCTTCAAGAGACCAAGCATTAATATTCGATAGGGCTGATACACCGTTGTAGTATGCATGGCCCTGTCGTTGTTCATACGCACATGCGATTGGCGACAGCTCCAGGGGTACGGCTCCCTTAGTTATTGGCTGAGTTCTGCGGTTAAATCAATCGCATCAACACATACATCAACATATATACGAAAAACCTGGCACCTACCCCTAAAAAAAGTCGCCTGGGTTCTAGTAGCGTATTACACCGATCAAGGAGTCACACACATTGCCTGAGATAGTTATTCCATATACTCCCAGAGAATTGCAAAATGAATTGCATACTAATCTGGATAAGCATAGATGGGCCGTCATAGTCTGCCACAGAAGATTTGGCAAAACAGTTATGGCTATAAATCATTTGCTTCGAGCAAGTATTCTTTGCGATAGGCCTAATCCTAGATTTGCCTATGTAGCTCCAACATATAGACAGGCGAAATCTGTGGCCTGGGACTATATAAAACAATTTACGAATAAGATCCCTGGAATAAAATATAATGAAACGGAATTGCGATGCGATTTGCCCTCTGGTGCCAGGATAACTTTATTAGGATCAGAAAACCCAGATAGCTTAAGAGGTATTTATTTAGATGGATGTGTTATCGATGAGGTAGCGGATATGCCTGAGAGTATCTTTCCAGAAGTTATCAGACCAGCTTTATCAGATAGAAAAGGGTTCTGTTATTTTATTGGGACTCCTAAAGGTCATAATATGTTTTTTGATCTATACGAAAATGCACAACAGCAAGAGGAATGGTACTCAGTAGTTTATAAGGCGAGTGAGACAGAAATATTAGATGAGGAAGAATTAGAACAAGCTTCTCAGACTATGTCCTCTGATCAGTATGCCCAGGAGTTTGAATGTAGCTGGGTAGCAAATATACCTGGTGCCATATACGGCCAGGAGCTAGAACAATTGCAAGAGGATGGCATGATCACAACGGTGCCTTATGATCCATCCCAGCGAGTAGATACATGGTGGGATCTCGGACTAAATGATTCGACTGCTATTTGGTTTACACAAACATCCAGAGGTGGAGCTGTATCGGTAATAGATTATTATGAGGTCCGCAACGAAGGCCTTCCGCATTTTGTACATGTATTAGAACAGAAGGATTATTTATACGGTACCCATAATGCACCACATGATATTGAGGTCCGTGAATTAGGGACAGGAAGATCTAGGAGAGAAGTCGCCTATGATCTAGGAATAAATTTTCGAGTGGTTCCGAAACTTCCCCTGGAAGATGGGATCCATGCCGTGAAGATGTTACTGCCGAGATGTACCTTCGATGTAAAGAATTGTAAGGATGGTGTAGAAGCCCTCCGACATTATCATAGAGCATACAATGAACGGACTAGAGCTTTCAGAGCTACTCCTGTTCACGATTGGACCAGCCACGGTGCCGATGCTTTTCGGTATTTGGCAATAGGTATGAAACAACAAAAGATGGAAAAAATTCCGCAAGCTTATGCAGATAATAAGTGGGAGCCATTAAAAGATAGGAGACAAGCCATTGGCTAAAAAGAAAAAGGTTTATGTGCCTGTTGAATCACAACAGCAAAGTAATAAGAATGATTTATTAGAGCAAGATCCTGTTGCTCCAAAGGTCGAGCCGTACACAACTCCTTTTTCACAAAAGACAACTTACACAGATCCAACAACAGGCAAGAGCATAATGATTAGGCCTGGGGAAGGTGTAGATCCGACAATGATAAATGAAGGTGAAACAGTTATCCCTGATGATGTTGTTATTGTTAAGGATATGGTTCAGCGAACAAAAGAAATGCTGTTAAGAAGGTTTGGCCGTAAAAATACTATTGTTACAGGACCGATGGGATTAATGACTCCTGTTACCGTTATGCAAGCCACAGCTTTTGGAACAGAAGAGGGAGCTGATGTAACAGCAACAGCAGAACAATTAGGCCTAGTAGCAGAAACAGATTTAGATCCAACATTAGATTCTTACTTAGAGAATTACATGTTTGAATCTTCATAGGCGGAAAAAAAATTTTAAAAACGACAAGGAATTAAGATGGGTGCAACAAATATAGATTTGAGTAATATTATTGATCCAAGCCTACTGCAAGCTCAAGTGCAACAGGCTGGGTTAGATAGCTCTACTGAAACTTTAGGTGTTGGTCCCAATGCCACAACAGGAGCAACTCTTCTTAATACGGAAGTCGTAGATACTGAAGGAGCCAATGATGAAACTACTGACACAAGTTCTCTTGCAAGTAGCCAAGACCTTAATATTAACACCTCTTTACTCTCTCAAACATCAGATCAATCTAGTGATCAAGCTTCTGGTGATAACATCTCTACTGCTACTGATAGTGCTAGTATCGATGTTGAGTCTGTAACACCTGATTTTTTAACCGATCAATGGAGATCAGATAACATAGGCTTTGGTGGAAACAACTCTACCTGGCAAGAAAATACTGACGGCACATTTACACAAACAATGCTGATAGATACAGGAGCTTTTGGAATAACAGGAGATATAGGAGGTATATCTGAGCCTATAGATGTTCAATATAAATGGGATGCTGATGGAAACTTTATTGGCCTGGCTGATGGAACGGAACAAGCTAAAGTAACAGATAGTGAATCTGACGAAACTGAAGACCTGGATCTTGATAATACAGAGGATTTAGATCTTGATAACACCTCTACGATCAACACAGAGCCAATCACATTAGATGATGGTAACTTTGCTTATGCATTTGATTCAGATGGTAATGGCGAAATAGACACATATAGAATTACAGACTCTGCTGGTATAGAGCTTGAAACTATATCATCAGATGAATTTACAGGAACAGGATATGTTTCTGGTAGCGAAACACAAACAGGAACAGTCGGAGCTGATGATGCTTCAACAGATGCTATGTATCTTGGTCTTGTTGATAGCATTAAGGCTGGTTTAGAAAAAGACGAAAATCATAAGACAGGAGTTTGGCTTACAGGATCTACAGATGAAGATGGCGATGGTATACCAGATGGTATTTTAGTTACAGGACTATCTGCTGATAATATTTCAGAACATACTTTTGCGGATGGATCTAAAGGATTTAAATATTCTATAGACATTCCAGGTAGCTGGTTAACAGGAGAAGCCACAGCAACTAGCATATACTTTAATGAGAATGGTCAGGTTGTTGGTCAAGATGGTAAAGGCTATGAAGGCATGGATCTGAAAACAACTGTTAAGACTGATAGCGATAGTGATACAGAAAACACAACAGATTTAGATTCAGAAACACTTGATGCAATTAGATCAACATTGAATGAAATCCTTGTTGATACAGGATCAGATGTAACAAATGAATTTGCCGAGCTATATAATGAGATCTCTGGTCTATTTGCTACAGGAGATGATGGTGTATTAACGGCTGATGATGAACAGCAACTTCTGGCTTTCTTTAATACAATGATTGATCAAGGTACTGATACAGGGGTTGTCTTATCATCCAAAACTATGACGGATTATTTTAATCTGGTTAAGGAATATACAGGACAATATAACGGAGTTATATCAGAAGCAGATCTTGATACCTTCCTTGCTGATTGGTTATCTGAATCGAAACTCTTTGTTTCTGGATTAGATAATTCACAGAAATGGAGCCTGGAGAATATTACTGATCACGGCCAATATGAAAATTTACAAAACCTTATTGAGCTTGTTTATGGTGAAGGCAGAACATTAACAGCCGAAGAAGCTATGCGGTATCTCACAAACTACTCATGGAAGTCTGAAGGTAAAGGCTGGTTATATGGTGTAGGTGGAGACAGCATTGCAGATATAGATCTTAGTGTTACAAACTTCCTTGTTGGTCAGATGGTCCTTAATGCAGAAGGTACTGATCAAGAATATGTAACTAGCTTCTGGTTATCTAATGATGATCTGGACCTGGAAGCTTATGGCTTAACTTTAGATATGATAGCGGAAGCTTGGGGAACAACTGTAGAAGAATTAAAAGTTAATACAGCCAAAGCTAAGAAAGACAAGAACAAGAAAAAATCTACAGGAACATTCTTTGCTCCAAAAGATGTGGTTAGAATTGGAGATGAAGATCCAGGATCCTCACCACAAACAATAACAGGCAAGGGCGGAAGAAGTAGAACAAAACCAAATACATTATTGGGCGGTAGTGTAATGACATCAACTTTAACAGGATCAAATTAACATGGCGGAAGAAATTATAGATGTAGAGCCTTCTTTAAACGAAGACACTAAAAAAACAGCAACAAAACTTTTAGATAGATTGGCTTCATTAGAAGTAGCAAGAGAGTCATGGGAAGAACATTGGCAAGATGTGGCTGATTATATTGTTCCAAGAAAAGCAGACTTTACCAGGACTAGATCTGCTGGTGATAAAAGAATGGACAAGATTTATGATGGCACAGCTATACATGCATCTGAGCTTTTATCTGCAAGTATTCACGGAATGTTAACTTCTGCATCTACCAATTGGTTTAACTTGTGTTTCACAAACGATATGCTTCAAGCAGAAGATGAAGCAAAAGAATGGTTAGAGGGTGTTGAGCAAGTTATGTATGCACAATTCCATAGATCTAACTTCCAGGAGCAGATCCATGAGCTGTATCACGATCTCATAACATTTGGTACAGGAGTATTATATGTTGAGACAGACGGTGAAAGTGGATTTCGATTTGAAACACGACATATATCAGAATGTTTCCTGGCCGAAGATCCAGAGGGCCGTGTCGATACTGTCTATAGAAAATACAAAATGTCAGTTAGATCTGCACAAAAATTATTTGGAGAAGAAGCATCTTCCAGGATAAATAAATTAATGAAACAGGATCCACATGAAGAAATAGAAATTGTTCATGTAGTTATGCCTAGAGAAGATAGAGATGCAGAAAAACTTTCTTCTGAAAACAAACCCTTTGCATCAATCTATATTGATCCAGAGGAGAAGGTTATTATTAAGGAAAGTGGCTTTGATGAATTTCCTTACATGTGTCCAAGATATTTAAAGGCAAGTTTTGAAAGAGGTTATGGAAGATCACCAGCCATGCAAGCTCTTCCAGATGTAAAGATGTTAAACAAAATGAGTGAAGTTACAATTCGGTCTGCTGAGAAACAAGTGGATCCTCCATTGATGCTTCCTGATGATGGATTTATGTTGCCCATAAGGACTGTTCCAGGGGGACTTAATTTCTACAGAAGTGGTACTAGAGATAGATTAGAACCATTACAAATTGGAGCTAACAATCCTTTAGGCCTACAAATGGAGGACCAACGAAGACAAGCGATTAATTCTGCTTTCTATGTCGATCAGCTTACCATGGGGGTTGGCGGACCTATGATGACTGCTACTGAGGTGGTGGCCAGGACAGAAGAAAAAATGAGACTTCTTGGTCCTGTATTAGGGCGACTGCAAGCGGAATTGCTCCAACCCCTAATCAATCGCTGTTACAATATTTTAACCAGGCAAGAGTTATTTGCTCCTCCTCCACAAATTATTAGTGGACAGGATATTGATATTGAATATGTATCACCTCTTGCGAAGGCACAAAGGCAAACAGATGTACAAGCAACATTACAGATGCTTCAGATAGTACAGCCTGTTGCTCAGATAGATCCTAAGATTATTGATCACCTGGATGGTGATGGTTTAATAAAACATCTTTTAAAATCTCTTTCTATACCAGCATCAGTTACAAGATCAGACAGTCAGGTCAGATCTATTAGAGCTAAGAAAGAAGAAGAGAAGGTGGTTCAACAAGAACAACAACAACAACTAATTGATTCTGAAGTAGCTAAAAATTCTGCTCCAGCATTAGAAGCTCTTAATTCAATTCCAGAGGAGGAAATTTAATGGAAGAACAAGAAGTAGATCCGCAAGAAGAAATTAAAAGGGTACATGCTGTGTATGCTACCTTTGCTCAAAATGCGATAGGTCAGCAAGTGTTAGAAGATTTAAAAAGACGATTTCACTACAACACAACAACAGCATCAAATGAAAAAATTGACTCACATGAATTAGCATATGCAGAAGGTCAGCGATCTGTAGTGTTATTCCTCATTGGTATGGGGGAGATTGGTAAACAAGCTGAATAACAACAATAGGAGAAAGTATGTCTGAAGTAGAAGCAAATGTATCTGAACAGGCAATCCCATCAGAAGCACCAAGTGCGGATGTAGGATCTGTCAGTCAGGAGCAAACATCAGAATCTAGCTGGAGGGATAGTCTTCCAGAAGATCTAAGAGATCATAAATCATTACAACATTATGGGACTGTAGATGACTTAGCAAAAAGCCATGTACATGCCCAGCAGATGATAGGCAAAGATAAGTTAGTTATGCCTGGACAATCTGCAACAGATGAAGAGTGGAGAGAAGTGTATGCCAAGTTAGGTATGCCAGCTACAAGCTCTGAATACAACTTTGATAAAAGTGCTGGGTTAGGTGAAGGCATGGAAGTAGATGAAAATCTACTTGGATGGTTTACTGATACTGCTCATCAAGTAGGTTTAAACAATAACCAGATGGCAAAATTAGTAGAGCTTTGGAATGAGAATACAGCAGAGCTAACCAACATGAGCCAAGATGGAGCTAGACAAGCCCAGGAGCAGTCTGCATTAGAATTAAGAAAGGAATGGGGAAATGCTTTTGATGATAACTTAAATTTATCAAAAACAGTTCTTAACCAATTTTTTACAGGCCAGGATTCAGATGAGTTCCTGGACCAACAATTAGTGGATGGTAGCCGTATAGGTGATAATCCAAATTTTATACGGATGATGAGTGGTATAGGATCTTTTATCCAGGAAAGGATAGGAGAAGATTCTATTAAAGGCCTACAAGGTACAACTGCTAAAAATCCAAATCAATTACAGGATGAATTAGACAGCCTTATGGACATCAATGGTCCTTATGGAAATCCAAAACATCCTGAACACAAATCTTATGTAAGAAAAGTAGAAGAGCTATTCGCAGAATTGCACCCTGAAACTGAATAGATAACCGCAAGGCCTATACTTACAAGACTAGGACAAGACGAAAGTCCCCTCCGCAGTAGACGGTATCTACATTAACCTTGGTCCATATCTTTATGGGTAACCTATTTTTTTTAACACATTCAAATAATGGAGATAGTAATGAGTAATCAAATTACTACTGCGTTTGTACAACAATTTAGTGCAAACATTCAGCTTCTTTCTCAACAGAAAGTTAGCTTATTTAGGAGTGCTGTTAGAGAAGAATCGATAAATGGCGAGAAAGCCTTTTTTGATCAGGTAGGATCAACTACTGCTCAATTAAGGACTTCAAGACATGCTGATACTCCTCTAATTGAGACTCCTCATGCTAGACGCATGGTTTTGACATCCACATATGAAGTGGCAGATCTAATTGACGATTCTGATAAAGTTCGTCTTTTAACAGATCCTTCCTCTACATATGCTAAAGCGATGGCTGGAGCTATGGGTAGAGCAATGGATGATGCTATTATCACAAGTGCAACAGGATCAGCATTAACAGGAAAAACAGGATCTTCTTCTGTTTCTCTTACTAATACTATTGCACATGGCGGTACAGGACTAACAATTGCTAAATTAGTCGAAGCTAAGAAAAAGCTAGACGAAGGCGATGTTGATCCTACGATTGCAAGATATGTAGCAGTATCACCAGAACAAATCGAAGATCTATTAAATAACACTACAGTAACAAGCTCTGACTACAATACAGTTAAAGCTCTTGCTCAAGGTGATATTGATACATTTGTCGGTTTTAAATTTATTGTAACCAACAGACTAGGTTTAAGTAACGGAGCAAGAAATTGTTTCGCATGGGCGGAAGATGGTCTTCTTCTTGGTGTAGGTAAAAATGTTACCTCACGAATTGAAGAAAGAGCAGACAAGTCTTACTCAACTCAAGTCTACTACTGTGCAGACTTTGGAGCTACCAGAATGGAAGAATCTAAAGTGGTACAAGTAGAATGTTCAGAATAGGAGATATAAATGGCTAGTGTAAAAGCAACAAATATTACTAACATTGATGCATCTCCTTCTGTCTTAGCCAATGCTGGCGATGTTCACGGATCAGTAAGAGTTTTCAAAGACACTTACGAAGCTTCATCACTTGGAGCTGGATCAGACATCACAGTAGCGAGACTCCCAAAAGGAGCAAGAGTAGTGGACATTCATGTTAAAGCAGATGCTTTAGGTGGATCAGTTACTCTGGCCGTTGGGGATTCCGCAGATCCAGACAGATACATAACCGCCACAGCGATGAATACAGGCAACAAGCTTATTTCATTGTCAAGCGATGGTGTTATCGGATCTATCGGCTACGAGATTGGTGATGTAACAGACATTCTTGTAACTACTGCTGGAGCAACTGCTTCTGGCACAATTACAAGTGTCGTTTACTACACAGTAAGTTAGTAACCTAAATATAAGATATGGGGGCTAGCGATTGCGGTCCTCATATCGAATTTTTTACAAGGAATTATTATGGCAACATCAGAAGTCGATATATGCAATTCAGCTCTCAACATGATTGGAGCTTCAACAATATTAACATTATCAGAAGATTCAAAAGTAGGGCGGATCTGTAACCAAAGATACCCTCATGTAAGAGATGCGGTTTTTAGATCTCATCCCTGGAATTGTTTAATTAAAAGAGTAGCTTTACCAGCAGATGTAAATTCACCAGAATGGGAATTTGCTTATGCTTATACTTTACCAGCAGATTGTCTGAGAGTTTTAAAATTAGAGTACATGGATAGTGTCTACCAGGTAGAGGGAAGAAAGATTGTAACGGATGAGTCAGCTCCGTTAAAGATACAGTATGTTGCTCAAATCACAGATCCAATGCAATACGATCAACTACTTGTTGAATCTATAGCATCCAGGCTTGCATCAGATATTTCATATCCAATAATTGGATCCAATACCCTTTCAGCTCAAATGATGGACATCTATATGATGAAATTATCAGAAGCACGGTTTGTTGATGCAACCGAAGGGATGCCAGGAGCTACTGAAAATGTAGCTGATGCTGGATCTATACAAGCACACACATTTATAAATTCGAGAAGATAATATGGCAAAATCAGCACCAGCTTTTAATGCATTTACCTCTGGTGAGCTTTCTGAAAAAATGGAAGGCAGAACAGATCTGGAGAAATATTTTACAGGAGCTAGACAGATGAAAAATCTGTTAGTACATCCGCATGGTGGTGTATCAAGAAGACCTGGAACAATATTTGTTAAGGAAGTAAAAACATCAGCAAATGCAACTAGGTTAATCCCCTTTGAATTTAATGTTGCTCAAACATACATCTTAGAATTTGGAAATAACTATATTCGTTTTTACAGGGATGGAGGAATTATTGTTGATGGTGGAAACTCTATTGTAGAGACGGCTACAACATACACAACCGCACAATTATCAGATATAAAATTTGTTCAATCTGCTGATGTTATGTACATAGTGCATCCAGATCATCCTGTTAGAAAATTAACAAGAACAAGCCACATCGATTGGATCCTCTCAGAAGTTAATTTTAAAAATGGTCCAATGATGGATCCTAATATAACTCAAACAACTTTAAGGGCATCATCCAGGACAGGAACACCATATGTATATGCTAGTGATGTTGTAGGTATAAATTCTGATGCTGGATTTAAAAGTACAGATGTTGGAAGATTAATTAAGCTACATGATGGCTATACAAAAATAACTGCCCAGGTAACAACAACACTATCTTCTGGAATTTCTGATACTGATACAACACTTAACATAGCTTCAAATACAGGATTTCAAACAGACAGCCCAGGTGGATATTTTCAAATTGGTGATGAAGTAATTAAATATACATCTATTGCTGGTAACTCTGTTAACTCTGGAGTCGCAAGAGGACAGCTTGGAACAACAGCAACATCTCATAATAGTGGAGCAACAGTTACATCATTAACTTCAGTAGCAACAACTGTACAAGAAAATGAAGAATATAGAACGGAGCTAATGCCTTATGTGGCTAACACAAAAATTTCTGCTGTTGAAGGAGATCCATCTTCTACAGGATTGGAGCATAATGATAGATATGTGAACAGCGAAAAGAATTTTGTTACCGAAGGATTAAAAACAGGAATGAGTATTGAGGTCGCTGGTTTCTCAACTGCTCTAAATAATGCGACTATAGGTAATGCTAGTTATCCAGAAAAACTTATTGTCCAAGCAACAGAAGATACTCTTCTTCTTGCTCCCTCAGATGATGTTAATAATGAAGCAGTAGGACAAGCTGTATCAATTCAAGGAGCTTTGATTGATGATGAGAATTGGTCCCTGGGAGCTTTTTCATCTACGACAGGCTATCCAAGAGCAATAGCATTTTATGAAGAGAGATTAGTTCTTGCTGGAACATCTTCAAACCCACAAACATTATTTTTTAGTAAAGGTGGAGATTTTGAAAACTTTGCTACAGGAGTAAATGCTGATGATGGTTTAATTTATACCATTGGATCTAACCAGGTAAATGTTATTCGATATTTATCATCAAGTAGCTCATTGCTTGTAGGAACATCTGGTGGTGAATTTGCTGTTAGATCTTCTGGATCTGATGCACCTCTATCACCAACATCTGCACAGATAAAAAGACAAGCCTATTATGGAACATCAAATGTAGATCCTATCCAGGTAGGAAATGTTACCTTGTTTGTTCAACGGGCCAGGAGAAAAGTAAGAGAGCTTGTTTATAGCTTTGATACTGATTCATATACAGCTCCAGATCTTACAATCATGGCCGAACATATTACATCATCTGGTATTAAAGAAATGGCACATGCTCAAGAACCAGATAACACAATTTGGTGTGTTTTAAATAACGGTAAGCTGGCATGCATGACATACAGAAGAGAAGAAAATATTGTTGCATGGCATGAACATACATTAGGTGGAACCTGGACAGATACTTCCGTATCTCCAAATGTAACTTATAATTATGGTGTTGTTGAAAGTATAGCAACATTACCTGGCGAGTTAGATGAAGATGAAATTTATGTTGTAGTAAAAAGAACAGTAGGTGGAGCTACAAAACGATTTGTTGAGAGATTTAATTTCTTTGATTTTGGTACCGATGTTAAAGATGCATTTTATGTCGACTCTGGATTATCATCTTATACCAATAGTGCATTTACAACTTTTTCTGGATTAGGACATTTAGAGGGAGAAACCTTATCTGTACTTGCTGATGGAGCAACACATCCAGATGTAACTGTTTCAAGTGGTCAGGTTACATTAAATAGATCTGCAAAGGCTGTACACTTTGGATTAAAGTATACCTCAACACTTCAGACTATGAGAGTAGATGCTGGAGCAACCCTGGGAACATCTCAAGGTAAAACAAAAAGAATTTATGATGTAACAGTTCGATTGTTTAGAACAGTCGGATTAAAGATTGGTCAGAGTCCATCTGTTATAGATCTTATTCCATTTAGAAGTAGTGCCGATGAAATGGATGAAGCTTTAGATCTATTTACAGGAGACAAGACTATTGAGTTTACTTCTGGATATGACAGCGATGGGTACATATATGCAATAAGTGATCAACCATTACCTATGACAATATTATCTGTATTCCCAAGGCTACAAACTTTTGAGAGATAAATGAGATTAATACCTTTTCATCCTAACCATGTATCATTTCTTCAACAGCCTGTTAGTGGTGTTACAGAGCAAATGAGAAACCCAATTGTGAATTGGGAGGAGTGGGCCAGGGATCATGTTGATGAAGGATCTGCTTACACAGGATTAGATCAGGATGATAACATTGTAGCTTGTGGTGGTATTGTAAAACTTTGGGACCAACATGGTGATGCTTGGTTTTATGGAACACACCATTTACCAAACCACATAAAGTCTGTTGTAAAAGTTTTAAGAAAAAGTATAGAGATTATAGCAGAGCAAAAAGATTACAAAAGAGTGAGTACCCATGTCTTGGCTGATTGGGATGAAGCTCTACGATTTATAAAATTTTTAGGATTTAAAGAAGAAGGTTTTCATCCAAAGTATGGACCAAATGAAACCGATTATTATTCATATGCAAGGATATTTTAAAGGAGATTAATATGGGCGATCCAGTAACAGCAATGGTAGCAGTAGGAATGGGAGCTAGTGTAGGCGGTAGCTACATGGCTTATAAAGGAGCAAAGAAGGCTGGTAAAGCTGAACAACAAGCTCAAGAATTTAATGCTAAAGTAGCTGAAAGAAACGCAAAAGTCGCAAGGCTATCTAAAGAGCAAGTACGAAAACAAACAGAAATAGATATTCTTGATTTCAAAAAAGATTTTGAAAACTTTCAAAAAGTTTCAGCTCAAATGTACAGGGTTAATGGATTTGTTGCTGAGACAGGGACACCTCTACAAGTAATGTTGGACAATGCATATGAAGCTGAAAAAGAAGTAGCAATGATAAAACACAACAGCCAGATTGAACAGGCCAGACTTGAAGAGCAAGCAATACAAGGTGGTATGCAAGCTGATATGAACAGAGCTTACGGAAGATCTGCTAAAGATGCTGGTAGATACCAGGCATATGGTAGCCTGTTAAGTGGTGTATCTAATTTAGGTACGCAAGTGGGCCAAGCCAAAATAGCTGGAATAATTTAGGAGATAAAAATGAAAGTACCAAAGTTTACATCGCAAACTAAATCATCAGCTTCAGTAGGTAATACAAATTTAAGTATTCAAGCTAACCCAGGAGCCTTAAGTCAGGGTTATAGAGCCAGAGCTAACTTTGGAAATGTAGTATCTCAAGCTGGAGGTGCAATGTTTGATATGGGTATTAAGCTCCAGGAGATTAAAAACGCAACGGAAGCTCAAACTGTTGAGAACGAAGTTCATAAAGTTACTGAAGATTTAAAGTTAAGAGCCATACATTTGCCAGAAGGTGTTGATGCTGAAAATTGGATGAACACAGAGCTATTAAAAGTAAGAGATGCTTTTGAGAACGGAGGGAATTATACACCTCCACAAGTCGGTGTAGATAATGAATTTGAACCAAAGACTTATAACTTAGGTGGAAAGACTGATTGGAATAGTGCTGTTAAAAAATCGATAAACACAACATTTGCTAGTAATGCTAATCTGTCTAGTGTTGCTATGAAAAAAATAAACGCAACAAGATATTATAATCAAATGGTGGCATTGAGAGACGATAAAAAAGCTCATCTGATAGAATCTATAATAAATAATCAAGACACACCTGAAGGCCAAGTGGCTTTTGATAACCTCTTTGGATCTGAAGAAACAGTATTAGATGATGGAACAGTAGCTCCTGGTGTTGTTGGTCTACTAGAAAAAAATCTAAATGATGGTGTTTATAAGGACCGCCTTAAAGGTTACCTGGAAGATCTAAGAACAACAGAAACAAAAATTGCTGAAGGCTTTGCTAACAATCTTATGATACAGGCTGACATGGCAAGTGATTCAGAAGATTATGATATAGTAGAGGGATCCATGGGATCATTACTTGAATATTCAAATAGCTTAAATGATTTTAGTGAAATCCAAGATGGTCAAGGGAATACACTTAAAAGATACAAGTTATTTCCAGAAATGACATTAGCTAAAAGACAGGCTATTCAAGATCAACTTATTTCAAAAAGAAGACAAATAAGAGATGATTATTTTTCCTTTCATAAGCAAAAATTTAATTATGACAAAACAGAAAGAGAGAAAACACAACTAATAAAAACTTCAAGTCTTATTAATGAGATGAAAATTAATCCATCAATGTTCAAGGTGAGCAGTATAGATGATGCATTTAAAAACAACGAAATTTCTTATGATAGGCATAAAGATTTAATAAAATATCATAACGACTTAAAGACCAATAAAAACATAAAAGCTGATAATTTAAGCAATATAATATTTAACCAGGAAATATCTGATGCTTATGATGAAGCTAGACTTAATCAACTTGAAGTTGAAACTTCATTGCTTTTCCAATCTGATCAAATCGGAAAAGAGGATTTTGATTTTAGAATTAACGCAATTGATACTTTAAGAAATGGTAATGATTTGCAATTTAATAAGAATGTACAATTCTTTAGAAAAAATCTAAAAAATAGAATAGGTGCTATTGATGGTATTGTTACCCTGGGAGATCAACAAGACGAAATACTGAATAATACTATAACAAGGTTTAACGAGCTAACTCAGGTCGATCCTGTTACCAGGAAAGGCCTAACCTATAGACAGCTTCAAAGTGCCTATAATGTAGTCATACAAGATTTCTTTTCTCAAAATACAGAAGCTATAACACAAATTTTAACTTCCAACCAAGCTCCATTGCCTAACAAACAAGTTATGAGTTATGTACAATTGCCTGATGAGACTAAAGACATGCCATATTCAGAAAGAATAGCTATGTTTATTGCTAATGATGATGATGTAAGAGAAACAATAGAATCAGCAATAAATACTGTTTACACGGAAGGCACAGTAGAACACACAAACGAAACGATTAAACTTAATCAATTGATAAACATGTTCAGGTATTATGATCCTTCAATGAGAGATGATAGAGACGAGTAATATGTTTTATCAAAAAGATGTAGATTCATTAACAGCAAAAATTCAAGAGAAAGATGATCCTTATAGGGACAACATTATTGCTAATGGCGGTAGCCCAGATTACATAAGAGAACATGACTTAACTCTTTCAGAAACACCAGCGAATTGGTTAGGTAAACCTCCTCCAAAATGGAGGGCCTTTGGTGTCAAAAATGTGGCAGAGGAAGAAGAAGAAAAGGATGAAGAAGCTTTAATTGAGGAGTTTACATCTGGTACCATGAACAGAGGTTTTAGTACCTTATGGAATTATGAAGAAGATGGTAATTACCCATTTCGAGATGCTACAAATATTCTATATGACTCAGGTGT